GCAGAATTTCAGATTCGATTAAAAAATGATGAGGTAGAATTGATGAAACTTGACCCAAATTATAAACCAGTTTCCGAGGGTCTAGCAAAAGGCGGTTTCATTGTAAACAAACCAACTTATCTTCCAAACTCTGGTGTAGTTGTTGGTGAGCATGGAACATATTCTGGAAGAGGTGCAGCTTATGGTGGTATTGCAGATGGAGGCCCAGAAGCAGTTATTCCTCTGAGTAGTACTCGTGCAGGAGCATTTATCGATCCTATGGCAAGGTCTGTTGCTGGGTCAGTATTAAATCAACTAGCAATGTCTCGCGTAGGAATGGATAATTCTGGTGGGGGAGGTGCTAATGTTGTAACTGGAAATGATATGAGTTCCAATCAAGTAAGTAATAACACTACTGTAATAAACAACCCTTCACCCATCGGACAAACGCTTCCAGATGAAGGGAGAGACTTCGTTAGTAAAGTTGCGTGATTACGCTTCTGCTAACTTCTTGAAGTAATCAAGGTTATCACCATCACTAGATGATTCACTTGAAGGAGTATTTGTGATTGGGCGACCACCATCAAATGGAGCACTAGTCGCTTCAACAGAAGCTGGTGCTGACATCGCAGGAGATGGAGTGTTACCAAGAACAGTATCCAAACGAGTTTTCAGGTCATCAAATGACTTGAAATTACTCTCATTGACAAATTCTTCCAATGAGTGTTGTGACTTCCAAACTGTTTCCATCTTGTCATCGTCATCTAACAAGGGAGCCGCAGTAATGAACTCCGACTTATCATAGTTTGAATACCCATCAAGTTTACGAATCTTCAGTTTGAAGTTCGCACCATCCCAAAGATTGAACACATCTACTTGTGTCTCATCTTCAAATTCAGGATTAGCCATAGAACTAACCATGTCAAAGATTTTCTTTCCATAACGGAAAAGGAAAACCTTACCTTCGTTTTGGGGATTCGCCTTGTCTTCTACGACAAAGATATTAGAGAAGTAAGTCAACCTTCTCTTCTGTTTACGAGCGATCTCTTTGTTCGCTTCAATTCCAGAGTTCCAAAGAGTAGAGTTATACTCTGCCAATGGATCTTTCTGACCAATAGTAGTCAAAGAGTTTTCGATATACCATCCGCCTGGACCTTGAAATCCATGATTGAAAACACGCACATAAGGCATATCTTCATTCTCTGGTGATGGGAGAAAACGAATTACAGCGTAACCGCTTCCAGATTTATCCAATTCTGCTTTCCAGAATCGTTCATCTTCGCGACTGAAATTGTTTTTGGGGTTGTTGATTTTCTCAATCGATTGATTAAGTTTTTCTAAATCGGCGGACCGATTCTTCTTGAGTGAAGCAAATGAATTTGCCATGTCTGTCTCCGTATTTCTGGTTATCCACTTTATTCATAATATAAATCTACTTGTTTTCTGAGTATGTCTACGTATTTCTGCTTATTTAAATTCAAAAAAGGAGCATAATTATTACACATACTATATAGTTCCGGCCAAATGACCGATTCCTCAATTTTCTCATTGAACGCTGAGGAAAAATTCAGTATTGAATCTAGAACAATAAAAGATTCTACTGAAACATCTTCACCAAACACATGGTGAAGCATTGGAGGATGTTGACCATCCACCACATCGAAAATGGAATTGAAACTTTTGTTTTCTTCAAACAAAGAACCAATCTCATTCTCAAATACATAAGGAAGACTTTGTATCTTTGCCTTCCAAGCAATATAATTATTCCTACCTTCTGGTGAGGTTACATTACCTACCCACAAATCCCTTGTCTTCACAAAATTGGATACAAGAAACTTAGTGAGATCTTCTTCTTTATAAATTTTTGATAATCGAACAAAATGATGTTTGTCTCTTCTCTTATCGAAAGACGATTCATTTGCTCGAACCTTACCGTTGAACTTGAAATAGTCGTAACTCGTTCTGTTGAAGTGTTGTTTCAACGATAGGTATTTTTGGTACACTTCAAAGGGTCGCACTTTTGGTATCATATAGGAAGTTTGGATGTCTTTGGCATAAAATGCAAGGTCTCCGCTTCTTCCCTTAGTTTGTTTTTAGTTTTGATATTAATTAAACCAGCAACTGTTTCCGACTCAAGACCATTTTCATCAGCATGATACATTATAGCATCAAGATAACTCATCTTTGTCGTTTCAACAATTGAATTGATTTCATTATTGTATCGTTCACTCGTAAACATATTAAGTAATTCTGTCATACTGTAACTCCATAATATTTAATTATAACAAATTGTAGTTTCATTGTCAAGTTAAATCGATTCATTCATCTTATTCACCGCTTCACTTTCTTTGTGTTCAGGATCGTCTTTATCTTTGAACCAATAATCCGTCGCCTTACTTAGCACTGCGACGTACGCCCCCACCATGATATTTACCAGATCGCGAGATTCTGCCGGTAACGAACCAAAAAATAACAACCATATTAAAAACAAAAAAGTAAGAACTATAATCATAGACAATGAAAATCGTGCCCACCAATTTAATTTTTTTCTTGTTTCAAGTTTCTCATAACGTAACGCTTCCATTGGATTACTCTCCCATAATTTTTGTTCTTGGTCTTCAATCATTTCTTCAGGGGTATCAATTTTATTATTCCCCATTTTTTTGTGAATTTTATTATTCATATTCCTATCCAAAAAATTGTGTAGAAAGGGAATCTTCTGTTACGAGGCGATTCCCCAAACCCTACAGATTAATTATGCCGCTAAAGCAACCCGCGCTGGGGAATAATCTGAATTATTAGCTGCGAAAAAGTTTGCATCTAATTTAGTTGATTGTAGTCAATCACCCGATTTGTTCTCTCCAATACTTTCATTAGCAATCGAAATCCATGTCAGCCCCAATTCGTTGTGTGTATGGTGGAGCTGGCGAGAATCGAACTCGCGTCTTACTTAACTATCCTTTTGGGTCATCAAACAAATTCTGTATGTTCTTTGTGATATTTATATCATAACACTATAAGAACGAAATGTCAAGACATTTTAAAGTGGTAGGCGTCACATACTTCTTTTAGTTTGTGTATGTAATCTAGGGGATTAAACACTTTCCAATCGACTAGAATATCAGTATCCATCAATGGGTTGTATTTGGTTCCATCAAATCTTATCAACGTACAGAGAACCACTTTCTTTGGAATGACACCATACATTTCGTATATCATTCTAGCATAAGCAGTTCCTTGAAGAATGTAAGATTGAATGTATTCTTCTTTCTTGATGTAAGTAGCGGTCTTCCAATCTATGACTGCTAGTTCACCTTCGTATTCAGCAATCAAATCTGTTGTTCCTGCTGTTCTCAATCCATCAGACCACAATGGTAATTCGATACCACGAATGTTATCTATTCTCTCATCGATTTGAGGTATAGCGAGTTTGACCAGTTCAATATGTTCTGGTGCGACTCCTTGTAGATAATCCTCGTCACCGAGCATATATTTTTCTATTACGTTGTGTATCTTAGTTCCACGCATAGAAGCTTTGGTAGAAATCTTCTGTGCTGCTTCGTGGCCAACTCTATTTTTCCAAGCTTGTATTCCTGCTTTTGAAACTATTTCGTAAAGAAGATTTGTAATAGATGGATATGTACCTTTTGGAGCATGATACATTCTTCCATTTTTACCTGAGTTGTCTTGTTCGATGAGGTCTTTTCGATTGTCAAAAAGGTCATAATTAAATTTTTTCATAAATTATCGTATATCAATAGTATTTCTTGGATGTAATTTTTTGATTTCTCCCAATCGGTCTCTAAATCCGTCATCAACTTTTCTACCGCCATGGAACCACGGATCACCGATATGAGCTGTACCGAATATGTGTTTCACTTCACTCTCAGAACATTTTGGACAAGGTTCTTCTGTTGGTTTATTTCTATCAACTATTTTATAATTTTCTTCAAATATATGTTCGCATGCGGAACACTTGTAATCATAATAGGGCATATTATTTTCCTGTTATCAATGTTAGTATATTATTATATAGTGGTATAATTTCTGTTTACCCCCGATGAGATTTTTTCTTCTTCCAAAATTTTCCCTCAAATTCGTATCCCATAGTTGCTGCTCTACTTGAAGGACAGCCGCTGCGACATCTTGCTGTTGCCCAACCCGACTTATCTACTGAAACAACTAAAGAAGTTTTACTTTTAATCGTTGGTCTCTCGACAACGGATATAGGGTCTTTTGTCACAATAGTTCTTGTTATTGTAACACATCCGATACACGCACCAGTAGTCATTTCAATTCGACATCCCGATAGAGCATTACAGACTTCCTCCGTAATGGTTTCGGTTTTCGCCATCAAAGCAGAACTTAGTAACGTCAAAAAACTTATTGTCAGTAGTAACTTTTTCATATCCAATCTCTATTAGAATTAAACTTTTCTCACTCTTCATGTACTATTATACAGAAAAGTGAGAGGTTTGTCAAGTCAAATCTTCATTAAAGTTTTCTTTTATTTCCGTAGAATATGTGTCTGTCTATGGAAGCCATCACTCTTTTAGTTTTACTCCAATATGGATATTTTTTCATCCAATTTGCGTGATAGTGCGTAGCACCATCTGTTATATCAATCAAATCTTCATCATAGTGACTTTCTAACACAATTACTGCAAGTGTTTGTGCAGATCTCCATGTTCTTCCTTCGTTTGGAATATCCAACCGACCGTCACAATACCACGAAAACTGACATCTATCTCTCACCGGAACATGATCTTTTAACTTAGCATCATAATAATGAATGCCTTCTTGCACTACACCACAAATGGTATTAGGATAACTCTTATTGAGTTTACGATTAATCGTAACGTTTGCTACTGCGAGTTTTCCTGCTGTACTCTCCACACCTGCTTCAAAATAAATATTTTTTGCGAGACAATCGGCGTCTGCTGGGGAATATTTAATTTTTAATTCAGGGGGTTGATAATAATTCGTATCGACCACTTTTTCAATTATTGATGGTTTTGAAATACTATCAATGTAAAATGGTGCCGAACTATTAAGTTGTGGAGTAGTATACCATAGTGTAGCAAATAAAGCAAGGAACATCCTTACTATTTTTACCATACTTGTATCCTCTGTTGGTTATTCAATCAGTTCACTAAAAATACATAAAATATCAATCTCAACCAAACTTGTAGTTATATTTATATCTTTTTACTCTTCAACAACTACTTTTTTCTTAGATTTCTTCTTTGGTGTCGTTGAAACCACCTCTTCTACTACCTCTTCAACTACCTCTTCGGGTAGTAAATCTGGCCATACATCTCTAACCAATTTATATGATAATCCCTTGTAAGACAAATTTTGGTCTTTGACAGCTATCAATAATTTGGCATCTTTGGGATCAACTCTTTCTAACAATTGAACATACATCGATTCTCTCTTCAACATCGAAAGATCATGACCGCCGCCTTTAACAAAATAATTTAATTTTTTCACTTCAAAGTGAATAGAACCTTCAGTAGAATCCGACTCTTGACTTGGTGTATAGGGTGGTGAACCTCTTGGAATGTGCCACTTTACATCTGGATGAAAATTCAATTGCAACAACGCTCGAGTTGCATAATTATCTCTCAATTTGAGAATTTCTCTTTTTTCATCTCTTGTCTTGGCTTTGTCAATCATCTCAAGAGTTTCAATTACATTATGTTCAGCCATATTATACTTCTCCCATAAATTGCTTGTCTGTTATCGCAACATTTTTTTTGATTTTAGGAACATAATTTTCTGATGTTCCGAATTCTGACTCGTTCATGTTTTTTGTCCACACTGCGGCAATATCTGGATAGAATACCCCTACAGACCTCTTAGGGGTTCCGTCAGAGTAATATGCCATCGCCACACATCTAGGAACCACTTTATGTTCTTCATCTTGACCCGAAAATACAGAAATCCAATCACCAGTTTTCAGATAATACTCACAGTATCGAACATATGCTTTTCTACCTGCAGATTGATTTTCTGAAGTTCTACGTTCTTTGTCTGTAGCGTTTCTACTTCTTGATTGAGTGTTAAGAGCAGCAATCATTTCTTTATTGTGTTTTATCCACGCTTTAATGTTCTTGAAAGAATATGTATCTTCATCCGGTAAATTCAATACCATTTTACTAATATTCTTATATTCAGAAGGAGTTTTCTTTGCTCTCATGAGTTTCATTCTCTCACGAAGCGCCTCTCGTTGTTCTTCTGTAATATTACGAGTTCGTTTAGTCTTCATCAGTTTTCTTTCTACTTTCAATTTCTTTACCATAATTATTTTTTTTGTTTAGAATATTCAATATTTGTTTTGATAGTCTCTAACATCATTTCCCATTGCTTAGCAGTAGTATCGATGTCATAGTGCATATCAAAATATTGTTTCTGAAAAGCAAGACCAGCTTGAACTGGTGCTTCCCAAAAACTGTCAATTGCATCTTTCAGAACATAGGAGAACTTCCTTGCGTGTTCAGTCTTGTCTTGAACATATCCATACATCCAAGCAAAGTTAGCACACGTTTCTGGTAAGACTGCAAGGTTAGGACAGACCACAACACAACCAGCACTCATCGCTTCAATCACAGAAATACACGCTGTCTCTTTGTATATATTCGGATATGCTAGAATGTGTGTTTGTTGTAATGCTGCACGAATTTCATCGTTGGATACTGTTCCGTGATAGTTGACATTCGGAGTATCCAGACAAGCATCGTATAATGGTTGATATTCGTTATCTTTATCTTCCCATCCGTAAATCTTGAAACTAGAATAGATATCCAGTACCACGTTCTCTAATTTCATAGCACGAAATGCTCCTATCAATAAATCCAATCCACGATGAGGTGTAGAAATATATGCTAGTCTTAGTGTTCCGTCTTTGGGTTTTGTGTGAACAGGAATAGGTTCGATAGAATTTTTGAGAACCACACTCTTTTCATATTCAATTCCGAGATCAAGGTGATATTTTTCAAGAGACCAATCAGAAGGAAAAACAAATCTATCAAACTTGTCTCGTTGACTTTTATCTTTTAGGAATTGTACTTCGGGGTCATTAGAGGTGTCTTGAAACCAAAGGATTTTAGGTTTATCTTCATAGTCACGAACTCTTGAAAGAATGATTTGAAAGTAGTTCCACAGGTCATCAGGCACTCTCTCCTTGACTCTTTCGTAAATCAACTCACTACCACCCTTTGCATCCTTTGAAGCAATAACTATATCTTCGGTGGAAGGTATCGGTGGTAAACCTTTTAGTTTTCTGTCTTTGATCTCTTTTATCTTAGAGTCATCAAAATTCATCATGCTCATAATTTTCTCATTTGTTTATATAATATAATTATAACAACTACTGTCAACATTGTCAAGTTTTTTATTGGAAAAGATTTCCCTGAAACGTTCCACTCAATCGATATAAAAGATGGCCATGGTGGAATACTTCTACGTCATTTCCTGTTTGTTGAATTCTTGTTGCCGTGATGTCTGCTGCTGGTTTGGTGTATTCTTTGATTTGTTCTGTAATCGTTTCAATTAAATAAGGGTCAGATGTTTGGGGTAACATAGTTTTCCTATTTGTGCAACCCTGTCTGACAGATATAATATG